GAGGAAATAACCATGCTGCCTATCTGGTTACCCGTTGTTGCGCTGTAAAAAGGAATTCTTATTAACGTATCAGTTTTTGTTTCATCATATAAAAAATACCCTGTCACCTTATCAACAAGTTCGGTTAAGAGATCGCCTTCATAATCTTGTCGGGTAACACAGTAAATATCAAATCGATATTCCGACACAGTATCTCGATCAAGGGTATTCTGAACTACAAACAACCATCTTCCTACATTGATCGCGGGAGGAAGAAACTTGTCAAAAATAACAAGTATTCCCTCAGTACGATTGAGGTTGTCGATGATGTACTTTTTCAAGGAATAATAAAAATTTGATTTTTTCGCTGTTGCATCAAGCATTGGTATGTTCCTTTACTGAATCGTACATCTGATCCAAGGACTTAATTAAGGCTGTAGCAATATCTGCTTTGACCTTAAATTCAGGATCTTTTGCACTATCAAATAAAATGGTAGCTCGATTCATATACTCCAACAATGCATCGAGTTCCTTTAAAGGAAATTCGATCAACAATGTGATGTCCTTGGGATAGACTTTAAGTAATTCCATTACCATTCCCTTGCAATCTTGTCGAGGGTTGCCTTTCTACGTTTATCCAAAAATCCTACTTTATACTCATCATACGTTGGCATAAATATAGGACGTGGAGGTTGTACAGCAACATTCATTCCATTTCTTGAAAATGCGTTCCTGCCCTTTTCCCCATACCAATAGTACATCCAAACAGGGGTTATCTTCTTTTTTGTTCCCCATGAACTTGTTCTACTTGGCAACACGCTCTTTTCGACACCAACTGAATATCCTTTAGGAGTCGGACGTACACTAAAACTCGATTGTAAAGAACCCCAAAGTTTCCAAAATCCTTCTTGTGATCCTTCTTGATTTTTCTTCCATAATTTGTAACTTGGAGACAGAGGATCATACAAAGAATCATATTTACCAGTGGCAATATTCCAGATCAACAACGTTTTGAATTCATTGGCGCAATTATGCGTCATATTATTGGCTTCCCTAACAAAAGCTTCAGCCACATGACCATAAGTATAAATCATTGCTCTAATGGGACTTTGATACCCATAGTATCCTGATTGCCGATTCATCCGTATATCAACCATATTCTCTTATCCAGCCATCAAGTATTGTTTCCATCTTTACAGGGGTTGAAGGATATAATCTTTCCGGGTCGATTTCAACCCAATTCCTAAATAATCGAGGACAAAGGGTTACTTTGGATTCTTTATCAATTTTGTAAAAGGAAAACCCATCAAAAATCATTTGATTGCATACAACTTTAAACGTATCCAGCAATCGGGATTCAATGGATTCATCATCGTACAGAACTATATACCATTCCGATCTAATCCTTCCATAGTTGATATCAGAGAATTTGTCAATGAAAATAATATCTAATAACTCAATATCCTCATGTTTAAAGGATTTGGCCGTCTTTGAACATCCAAGATTTTCATTTCCAGATTTCTTAATGAATAATGTGATTTCCATAATTCCTTTCCATCGAATCTCTCAACTCAATAATATCCTGAGTAGAAAGTTCCTTGGTTCTCATGGTCGGTTGGTACTCTCCTGATTTTCCCCTATACCACATAGGATTGCCATTGTATTCAAATTCAATTCCCCATTTTTCAGGATCTACAAATATTTTTGATCCGGGAAGTGGTTGGAACACAGAAACCGCAATATCATCAGGCTTGACATATTCAATCCATTCCTCAGTTTCTCGAACAGTCTTCCTTGTTTCTCCTGGAAGACCAACAATGAGAAATGCTTTTGCACGAATACCGTACTTTTGGAGATTCTTAACCGCAATGGTGTTTACCACATTGGTACTTTGTTTCATGTTCAATTTAAGGATTTCATTCGAACCACTTTCAACTCCAATACCTACATCAGTAACTCCCATCATAGCGAGTTGATGGCACACCAATTCACTCCCCAAAAGATCAGCTCTGCAAAAGCATCTGAACTTGTAATTATGAGTTATTAATCGTTCAGCCAATATCCTCAACCGATTTTTATCCACGGCAATCGTATCATCGTAGATGGAAAATGCTTTAAAACCATATCTGTTCTCCAAATGTTCCAATTCAAGGATGGTCCTTTCCGCATCCTGAATGTAGAATTTCTTACTGATCTTTGAACAGAAGGAGCATTTATACGGACATCCTCTGGAAGCGATGATCGGAGTTGCTTGACGACCTTCGATTTCCTGATAGTAATCCTTAATGGGCAGAGCATCACGATCAGGGAACGGTGTAAACAAATGTCCTGTGTTAGCCGCATAAAGACTGTTTTTATTGAAATCTCCTCCGAGGAGATATTGTACCAATGGGACCTCTCCATATCCTTTAAGGACTTTATCAATTCCATTTTCCAAACACTCCTTCTTCATATGAGTAGGATGTGGTCCACCAGCAATAACAGTCTTTCCTATCGACTTGTAATACTTTGCCAGCTTATACGCTTCATCTCTTTGCGGAGTTGTAAAGGAAAGCCCTATGGTATCTGATTCAGCCATCTCAGGTGTGTGTCCGAGTGCCATGTCAAGACATTGGGCTTGAAGTCCGTATATCTTCAGATAGGCACTCAGATACATGATTCCTAAAGGGGGAAACATAATTGGGTTTTCAAGAAAAGGACTTGATGGGAAAACCAAAGTGATATCTGGTTTCATTTCCCCTCCCAAACAGGAAGTTTCCAAAAATCCTCTCGACGTTTTGCAACCCATGCAAATGATCCTACCTGACCATCCAGGTGATGGAAGATGCGATTTACTCCTTCAGTAACTCCGGTAAATCCATACCCATAATCATGAAAGCAGAATATGCCCCCCATTTTCAGGATATCCCACCAACAAAAAATGTCGCAGACAACTCCTTTGTACGTGTGCAAAGCATCAATGAACACAAGATCAACGGACTCAGGTTTAAACTTCTCACACGCATGTAAGGAACTTCCAATATGAATAGCAATATTGTATCCTTTGGTATTTTGTTTGAACTCATCCAAAACTGTAAGATGGTCCACTTGACTCTGACCGTCTCCAACATCAGTCCTGAAATAATCAACACAATGTACCCATTTAGCTACCGGTCCCATACATGCAGCAGAACGTCCTTTAAAGCTGCCAATTTCAACACAAATCTTGTCTTTGGCAAGTTCTTGAAGTTTTGCTCCTTCATCTGGTTCAAACCATCCTGGTACTTCCAGCCATTTATTCATGATTTATCCTTCCAATAAGCAGGGTCCACTGCTTCAGCATAATCAGACTTAATTTGAAAATCGTAAAGATCAGAAGGAAGGCCGAGAGCTTTACGAGTTGCCAAAGGACGAAGCCATCGTTTTTCAATCCAATCACGATCTCTGGAATCATCCTTTGCAAAATGTTCAATATGTATCCCCAATGTCGGATCAACATTGTGAATCTTTTCATACCCCAAAGGAACTCTATGGGGACTTTGGCACCAGTGCATCTTGTGAGTCCTTCTGAACAATCTCGGCTGGTAATCAGGATATTGTCCGATCTGATGACTTTCGACAGGCCATCCATCATCTCCCAATATGGCAAAAGAGCTTTCCCCATTATTATACCGAAAACATTCAGTGGTTCTTCTTGGGATATGAACCAGATCAGCCCCTTCAGGCATTTGATTGGTCCGATCAACTTCTGCGAGAAAGGACTTCAAATTAGGGGAACATCTTTCATCGAAGTCCAAGGAAAAGAAGATTGAGCCATTCGGAACGTAAGACATCATGATATTGGCTTGCATGATTTCCTGATCATGATACCAGTCCAGATATGGGTGAACAAACACTTTCACCTTATTGAACTGCTTCAATTCCTGAACAGTGTAGTCTGAAGATCCTCCATCAATAACAATGATATCTGTTGCCCAGGATTCATCATGGAAATCTCCAATACATCTTTTGACACTGTGTTGTTCATTGAGACACTTCATTACTATTCTCATTTTAAACTCCTTTTACCCATTTAAGGATTTGAAAAAATGCCAAACGGCACACTCTTCCTTCTTACAATATCTGTTGGTTACTTCACAAAATTCCTCATTCCAAGGACAATATCGTGATATTTCTTTGAACTTCTCATCTTCAATACGTTCATAATCCTTTCGTTGTTCACTCATAAGGAATTACCTGTTCCAATATTTTGACAAGATTCTTTTTAATTTCCATAGGATTAATTGAATTAATGCACGGACTTTGGCAACTTCTAATCTGTCCGTGGCAATTAGTCATATTAGGACAAACATCGAGTTTATTTGGTTCCATGTCAAACCAAAGATTTTCGGGTACTCCTTTATGAATAGGACCAACGACACGAGCAGGAGCAGGACCGTACAAAACAATACAAGGAGTGTCAAGCGCACCAGCCAAGTGTGCAGGAAACGAATCAATGACGATTGCCGCAGATGCATTTTTCATTACCCATGCTGTTTCATTAAAAGAAAGAATTCCCCGAAGATCAATTGCTCCTGGACAATAAATATCAGTTACCGACCCAATTTGAACCACTGGCAGAGTCAATCCTTTAACTACCATACCCATGTGAGAGTAAGTACGATACTGAGGATCACCACCTGTTGTATGAACAACAACATAAGGTGCCGGACACTGATACTGATTCGGTGATAAGGATTTATCAATTAATCGCTCATCATGAACAAAAAAAACGTCCGGCTGTTCACAATCAATAAAGAAATCATCCGGTTTCACCTTGCAAAAATAAGGGTACATGTCAGCCAGTTTGACATCCAGATTGTTAAAACCACCTTTCAGGATATGTTCTCCATGAGGATTATAGACCACTTGATACTGAGTTCTAAGTTCAGGATTCCAATCAGCAATCAATGTGACATCGGGATTGCCTTTCACGATCCCCTGAAACTTCTCTTGGGTCATGTAAACGAGTGGTAAATTGTTGTGTTTCTCGCGTATCCTTTTCAGACAGCGGGTTGTCATAAGTACATCACCGGCAGCACTGTGTTGCATAAAAAGGATTGCTGGAATCAAAGGCTTTGCAGCTTCAACAGGCATGATTTTAGTAAGGTCGTTGAAATTGGAACAGCCGTCAAACCAATTTTTCATTTTCTCAATGCCTTTTACAGCCAAAGCCTTTGCATTAACATTATATTTCAGCATATATTTCATGCCCGTAAATATATCCTCGTATGTGCAGGATTTTGCGTCAATCCATGCACTGCCATTGACAGTTTTAATTGGGATATATGATTCGTTTGAACAAGGGCAGAGTTGACCAAATCCCTTAACCAATTCAATATGTGCCGTTGAATCGGAAGCAATGACAGGCACTCCACAAAGCATGGCCTGAATTGTTGTCCATGAAAGTCCTTCCTGCATAGAACAATTCACAAAACAATCCAAGGCATTATAAACATCAGGCATTTTTTCAAACGGGGAATAGGAATCTTCCGGCTTTGTCAAAAGATCTCCATTAACTAATCCACAACTTGCGGCATATTTTGGAAGATTAAATACCCCATTTCGAAAGTCTGTATGCATATAAAGAATAGATTTCTGTTTAAGATTCATATTCTTCAGCATTGAAAAAGCTTTAATGACTTTCTGAGGATCTTTTCGAATCTGATTGGGACCGATAAATCCAAAAATGAATGTATCAGGAGAGACTGTTGGAAACAGGATTGATCTTGCTTCCTGGCGTTTCTCATCAGAATAAGGAAAGAATAATTCCTTATGTGGCATATAAGGACGGAAATACTGTAAATTCGAAACATGATCCTTCAACATATCAAACCCGTATTGGGAATAAACACAAGGAATATCAATCATATTGACATACTGAATGAATTCCCTATCCAGGTATTGAAGATCATAAGGAAACAAATGGATGATTTTGAATTTGTTTCTCTGCTGGATTTGTTTGATATTCTGGATAATAGAAACATATCTCCAAATATCCACTCCAATAAAAGCAATGAAATCGAGATTATTGGTACTCAAGATTGTAAGGAGTTTCTGAGAACCCCATATATCTTGACGCTTTAAATCATCTGAAGGAATAATTCGAATGGAATTTTGAATAGAAAGATTTGGGGCAAAATCAGAACAAGGACAAAAAAGGAAAACTTCTGTGGTTGCAGGATCAATCTGACCGAGAATTCCTTGCATCATAAGCCCGTTTCCGGTTGGACCTGAAGGGTTTTCCCCTATCAATAAAACTTTGTTCATTTTTGAACTCCTTTACGGATTGAAATTATTTTAACGTTGATCGGGAATCAATTCACAAACATCAATGTTATCATATAACCTTTTTTTCACTGCTTTTACAAGATAATTCTCACCGGATACCGTTTGATAGCGATCTAATTCTCGGATTTGGTAATAGTATGGAACATATAAATCCTGACGATCTGTTGATATAGCTCCTATTTCCTGATCAACAAGGATACCACTTCCGGCTAATATCTCAGTTTGTAGAGCATAAGCATTGGCCCGAATGACTTGAAAAACGGGCGTTTTCTGGTATTGGCCATTCCAATCAGATTCACCAGATATCCTTAAAATCTCACCACTCACATTACATTTGTAGAGGACAGCCTTATATTCAATGACTTCATCCTCAAAAATATTAGGAGTTTTATTCATCACCAAATAAGGAATTGCTGAAGCCGTTGCTTTAATAACAGCACCGGAAATCGCCTGAGTGTCATATGCAAGAGTAGCCTCAAGAAAGAATTCTCGAATAAAAGGCTTCGTTGCCTGAGAATTTCCCTTGGATACAAGCTTTTCAGATTCAGTAATAGGAATTGGAAGTAAAATAGTAAAAGAAGTTCCTACATCCTGTAAAGCTTCTTTAATATCAGGACCAATAGACATAATTACTCCTGACCAGAAGCAATAACAGGCAATGTAGGATCATATGTGACATCGTTTCCAAATTTATCGTAAGCAAATCCTGCATCGATTTTTGTACAGAACCAACTTGCAGGATCACCAGAGATGAACAACTCCGGATTTTCTTCAACGAATTTTGCCCAATCCTCATCCATCTTTTTAAGGATTAAGGCATAATGATCAAAGCGTTGATTTAAGGATATGACATCGTACTTGAACTTGTGGGCAGATTCGGACATCAAGTAGAAAAATAAATGACGTTTAGCCCTGGACTTAATCCAATACTCCATAAAGGACGTTTGTTTAACGTCACTTCCTGTTATTGGGAACAACCATCCAGTTTCATTCGAGGCATCGTTAACGGCATTTTCATAATCCTCTTCTGCCAAATAACGGGATAAGCCCTTGACTTCAATCGGGAGTAGTTCGAGCAAATCATCTCTGGTCATTGTACGCCTTCATTATTTCAGGGCTTTTCGCGTTTAACTTTTCGGAGTTTTGGATTTTCCGAGCAGTTTCTTCTTTGGATTTTTGAATGAGATGGTTTCTTTTGGATCAAAGGATGAACCTTCGAAGTCCTCCCCATAAGAGAAGACTTCGATTGTTCCCGCGTTACCATCCACTTCCAATTTTAAATCATCAGGTAAATCATCTTCTGAGAACTTTGATCCCTTCAGATAGACATGATTGCCTGATTTGAGTGTAGTGTTCAGCACAAACACGGTCGTCTTCGACATTCGATTGCTCCTATCCGTTATCAGGCAATGATATTGGTGACGGTCAGGTTGTAAATGGCGTCCCGTTGATACAGAACCGGAAGACCTTTATCCTGAACTCGCAAAAACACACCATCCGGGTCCCAAGTTTCCTTGCGATCAGTCTGCATACCGTACGTACGTCCAAGGCCATAAGGACAGGCGATGTATTCGGCAATGGGGCGATTTTCGACACTGGAAGCAAACAGGGTGAACTTGTTGCTCGGAATAAAAGTCTTTCGCATGAACACGAAATCCTCACCGGCTTTAAAACTGGCAGTCGGAGCCGCAGCAACGGTGACAGTGCTGGATTCGTGCTGAACAGAAAGGATAGTTTCCTCTTCCCATGTACCGGCAGAAACATCAACGAACCGGAGTTTGTACCCGACTTCAAAATCCGTGGTATCTTCAACAGGAATTGCCACAGTGGAAGATCCAACAACGGGTCCTGTCAGAAAGGCGCGGATTTCGTACATCTCATCGTTGATTTCCAGGAAAGGAATGTCCAGAAGAGATGCAACCACTTTGGGATTAATCCCAAGCAGTTTGTTCTTGGTGCCGGTAAACAGATCACCATTACCGAACGCGGATTTTGCAAGCAGAGCGCGTATTGTGGGATCTTGTGCCATATACTGAAGAACTTTGGTGGTGCATATGGCACGATCAACGAAGGCACCAGTAGCATCCTTGATGGCCTGTTTTCCGTCCATGATGTCCCCAAAAATGTCCACCGTAGCGGAACTGCCGGTTGCAGTCCACATGTAATTGGTGGTCAGAGTCGGAGTATTTTCAGCAGGAAGATTATAATCAATAGCCACACGAGTACCACCGGTGGTCTGATAGGCGAAGCCGCCATTGAACATCATTTTGGAAAACATCCATTCCTTACGCCGCATGGAACGATAGGTCAGTCCTGCCATTTCTTTTGCCAAACGTTGGGCTGATGCATAATACTGATTCAGAGTTCCTTCCTTACGAAGGTTGTTCAGGAACTCTTCATCGAAATACATCTTCTCCTTCCAAGTAGCGGCAGTTGCCGAATGCTTGGTCACTCCATAAGGAGCAGTACGCGGGGAAGGTACGCCGGGAGCTACAAACGGAGCCATTCCACGACCACCTTCCTGACTTTCCCAATAAATCGTATCTGAAACCGTATTAGAAGTTCCAAACAAATTGGAAAGGGTCAATTCAGGAGGAGATGTAAATCGGGTAATAAAATCTTGAAGAACTTCAAGACGAAGTTCGGGAATATCAGCAATACCTCTCATGGTTCAACTCCTCCTTATTTGCAAATGGTGAACTGACCGTGTGTGGTAAGAGACAGATCAGCAATCGCTGCCGCATCCACATTTGCCAGTCCTGCCGTATAAACGATGAAATTGGAAATCAACAGGGAAGCATTTGCCCCCGCAGATTTATCGCCAGTGCCGCAATCAACCGATTTGCCGATGATACCAACACAAGCATCGTATCCTTCAGCCGCAACAAATGCGAATCGGGCAACCGTGAACGGAGTAGCACCGGCATTGGAAGTAGAAGTGATTTTTGCCATATGGGTAAAGGAAGTTCGGTCAATAGCTGTGATGGCACCGAGATTTTCGCCGGAAGTGGTGTCATCAATAACGCAAATGTCATCACCCACTTTGAATTTGTAACTGTCATTCATCGTTACATAAAGCAAATTGGAGCCATTCACGGTAGGCTGAACCAGATAGGCGCGTCCAGGAGCTTCTTCAGTTCCGGTGATTGCGGCGGGAGAATAAGGAAAATACTTATTCTTGTTGCCGGTCAACAGGGCTGATGTGTTTTTGGCAAGGGCTGTACCGGCTTTAAGAACGCCGTACCCTTCTGCCAGAGTGATCGGGACCATAAGGCAGACAGCTTCATCTGAATAAAAAAGTCGTCTGTAATCCTTTTGAAGTGGCCCGTAAGCAACGTTCGGGGAATCCCCGTGAAAATTATCCATAATGCACGACCTCCTTATTTCGCGGGTTTACCACTGACCATTGCAAACAATGCATCAGCTATTTTGGTGTTTTCCGCCACAATTGCGGTATTACTCTCAACGTCCTTCTGAGAGAATCCCTGGCCTTGAACTGAAGTAGAAGTGGATTTGAAATCCGCCCAATCCTTCAATTCCTCATCAACGGCTGCCGAAAAAGCAGTTTTGTCCAGCATATCATCCTTGACGAATGCATTATGACTCACATTTTTCTTGACCTTGGCGAACATACGCTCAGGAATTTCACTGGCACTGAGTTTTGTCATCCAAATAACTTCGGCCTCGGCAAACATTTCCTTTTCTGCCCGGATTGCATCCTTCTTTGCCAATTCCTTGATCTGAGTATCACTTTCCGTAAGCGTTACGGTCAGTTTATCAATGATACCGGTCAAATTGGTTTTCTCCTGGGCAAAAGATGCAACGGCCTGATCTGTTGCGGTTTTGACAATCTCCGTAAACAGTTCGGGGTGATCTTTCTTAAACTGATCGAGATCCATAATTGGTGGTTCCTCCTGTGAGGGGGTTTTTGTATCGTTGGTTTTTGATAACATTAATTCATAATCGAATTGAACGACATCTTTCGAAAACGCTGATGCAGACGTTTGGGAATCCCATCCAAAAACACAGACAGAACCTTCGACATAATCCCATTCACGGAAAATTGATGCCGGTCCTTTAAGGACTTTTCCATTCGCCATTGCTTCCGAACCTTCAACAATGCGTTCTACTCTACGGGGGTTGACACGAACACTGGATTGAAATGGAAATCCCTGTTTAGAAAGGGTCTGAAACTCCTTACTATGTTCCGTTTCAACAAATACAACATTTTCAGGGTTCAATTGCAAAGAACCATCCTTAACAATGGGTTTCCCTGAAAAAGCAATTTTCTTGGAAGTTTCATGATCTTCAAGAACCGGGTATTTAGACATTCCTGCCTTCATACCTTCCAGATCAATCAGTAAATCGTCCCAATACCAATGATTTTTGATCACTCCACCGGAATAAACCGTCATATTCATCTGCGATCTATCCTGACCATCTTCTCCTTTGGAAAATATGGTAGTGGCTTGACATCCTTTGTCAATAAATCTCATAGCCCCTTTTGGGACAAGTTTGTCTTCGATAGTCATGGTCTTTTCCTCTCTCTCTAAAGGACAATCTTTCCTTTAACCTCTATTTAGCAGAATTATTTCCTTTGTCAAGAAGTTTTTTTACAGGGGTCAAGACTTTTTCGCAGGTTTTACAAGCTTTTTTGTTGGGGTGACAATCTTCTTTTCCTGATTAGTTTCTTGGTTTCCTGGATCATTTGGATTCATTCCTGCTGCCGCCAAATCAGCTTCAGAAACCAATTCCGGATATTTTTCATCTTCGGTTGCTTTGATCAAACGTTGCCGTCCATAGCTCCCAATGCCAATCTTTTTGGCAATGTAGGAATTGGGAATTCCAAGTGTGTCGCTCATATTCCCATGTTTAACTCCAAGAAATGCCCTTGCTTGAGCTTCTGTGTCGGAACTTTCAGAGATTGGGTAGGATATATCAATGAGGAATTCAGGCTTTTTGGGTATCGTCTTAAAAACGGGTTCCTGCTTTTTATCAAAGGACACCGCTTCATTCACTTTAAACACCGATGGGAATTTGCTGATTTGGCTTTTCAAAAAAAACACAGCACTCCAAAAATCATATTTCAAAAACCTATCGAAATACGCAATCTCATCTGAAGTCCTATCTGTCATTGGACCTCTGGATGCCTTGACAGCCGCAAAGGTGCCTTTGGATGATCCAGTCATGATATCTGACGGCTCATTTAAGCCAGAAGCAACCATTTCAAGAATGTCTGTGTCACCATCTGAGATCTTCGGAAGTTGTGGAGTCACTGCAACGAGTTTGATGCCCGGAGGAATTACAAGGGTGCCGCCAGGAGTCTTCTTTGCCATGATGCCAGTGGTTGCCCGTTGTTCCGGCGTAAGAGCAAGCCAGAGTTTGAAGGATCTTGCGTCTTCAAACTGAAAAGTCCACAGATAACTTCCTGAGGACTTTTTATGATCGATTTCATACTTCTTCAGATTCTCATAATGATTAAGCCATTGAAGAGTTGTCCTTAAAAATGAAACAGCCCTTCGAGTCATAAACCCCTTGTCCCATGCTACAATGAATCTATAATAATATCCTAATTTTTGCCACGGATTGCGTTTTGTCTTGATACTGTTTTTTTGGTAATCGCGTGAAATTCCTTTGACAGCAGCAATCTTATTGGCAACATTAATAAGATCTGGATAACGAGCCATATTGATACTCGGTATCTGCTCAATCTGCTTGTTTGGGTTGAGATCATTAGGATTAGTAATGTTGTAATACAGAGGAAAAAGGGGTTTAGAAGGATGGAAAATAATACCGGAACTCTCATCACCACCTCCTGTTACATTGGAAGGATCTACAAAATCAACTTCAATAAAACCGTCATCATGACAAGTCAGGCATAAAAACAATTCACCTTCAATATTACTCCTTGCTACAAACTTAGGAAAGTAATTATACAGCCTGTTTCTGTGATCATAATAAACTTCATTGATTGCATCATTGATTTCTGTATTTTCTGAGGAAGTTTCAAACCCCATTCCGGTAAGTCTGCCCATCAAGCCACGAACAGATGTGTTGATCTGAGGATTTAAGTGGAATTTTTCCCAACATGTTCTTTGGAGTTCTTCTCTTGAAAGTTCTCCACCATCTGCGGATTTTGTGGTGTCAAACCCATCAGCATCTTTACTGTCTTCATATCCTCCATCATAACCAACTTGCCAGGGCATTGAAAACTTCATGCCTCTAAGTTCATCATCTGATAAGGAAGCAAAGAAATCAGCGTTTGGGGGTGTAACAAGTTTTGTCATAAGTTCTTCTCCTAAAAGGTGGGAAAAAGAAAAGAAAATTCGGGCGTCTCTTTCTGCTGGCAAGGGTTTTACTTTTGTTTCTCATGATTCTTTAAAGAAACTTTAATACAAGTAAATCCTAACTTCAGAAACCGTAACTGTATTTCTACAGAATCCTTATCGCTTTACCAGTGCGCCCTATGTTGTCCGACTTTCGTCATTGGACTGGGTAGGCCAGAACCCCCTGCTCCCTCTATACTGGCGGAAGGACACCAAATTAAGTCTCATGAGTTTTTGAAGCTGTTAAGACTTAATCCTAAAACTGATCGCATTTTTTAGCACTGTATATCCTACAAACAACAAAAGCATCACTTCTGATGCTGTAGGAGGTCGCCCGTTGTAAACCCGGTCAAAGGATTTTTATTGAACATGATGCATAGTTATCAACCAGTAGGGTGAAGATTGTTTTCAATGAATCGGTGATGTGGAGGAGGCCAATGGTAGCCTTTTGGGGTGAAAACCGATCCATCTCAAACATTTTAAGGAAGTCATTTTGCCGGTAATAACAGGCGACTTCTATTTTCTTTATACATCCTCGGCGTGTACGGAACCCATGCAAGTAAACGTACACCTTGTGCGTGATTATACAGAAAGTTCTATCATTGTCAACGATTATTTAATATTTGCCTATTAAATCTTTATTTCCTTGGAAATAGCCAAAGCTCTCATTATGTATAATCCTCTGGCGAAAGTCTGCTGAAGTCAGCATACGTCCTCCAAAAACACACCACATTCCTGAAAATACTGTATCATCCTGAATGCCCCGAACTTCATTCTTTTCTGAGGAACCAAACCATTTTGTTTCCGAATCATGATCAAAGTTCAAATGTTCCTCTGTTAAGATATTTTTATTCTTTGATCCCCT